ACAAACCGCCTATTTATCAATTAGCTGAACACTCATTCAGTGCGGGAAACCTATCTAGATTGAAGCCTACGGCCAACCCCGCCCAGCCCAAAAATGAATTTTTGAACTGTACGGCGTTCCGATAAAAAACCTCCCGCTAAAACACATCGGATGATTTTCCACGGCGGTGTGTGCGACGCCACAACGGTGGTTTTTCCCTCATCTATAGCCCGAACCATAGCTGCAATTCGCTCAGTCTGAAGAGCACGGTATTTTTCAAGGCGACTCATATTTTTTAGAGACATAAACGACCTTCCCTCTACAGCACATGCGATAAAATCCCCTGACAATGCGCACAATGTAAAAATAAAATCATTTAAATTCAATATATTAAAATTAAACCAGATGAGTTTCAGTACAAAAACACACCGAATTCAACGATGTGCTACAGCAGGAAAACCCGCTAACCGCCCTCCTCGCTGAGCGCTGCGGTGAGCGGTCAGCGGATTTTTCTGACCTGCAAAACAACGACAATGTCCGTTTTTGAACTGTCTGACCCCTCACTGGTGAATAGCGGTAACAGACTAAATCCCGTTTTTGAATCAGTGTTTTTTTGTTCAGCCAAACCGCCCAATAAAATAATTTCACCATCGGCCAATGAAATGTCAGTCGATATTTCCCGTTTTATCAATGTTGGCGATGCGTTGACGCCGTTGTCAGTCGCGGTAAAATTACTCATCTCCTGAGAAATTTTTAGGTCAATTATGTTTTTTCTGACCATCGGACTGACAGAAAAAATTATCCCCGAATCGCGGTACACCACCGATTGGACAGCGGATTGCCCTTGGTACGAAATGTTTCCCAGCGTCGGCGTGGATGAGCCAACGGAAAATCGCGCATCGGCACCAGAACGGGCACGTAGCGTTGGGGATGAAACAACATTAAATCTGTTATCCGTTTTGAATAACTCTACCAAAGCTGACATTGACCCCGAAGAGATTTTCAAAAAATTATCGTATCCGCGAGAATTGCTGCCCCCTATCTGAAAATTTAGTTTTGTATTCAGCAGGTTTGCTGCTAATTGTAGCCCCGAGCCGTCACGGGTGTTGTTTTGAACCTCGTAAACAAAGCCTGAAACCAGCACCTCATCAGCCTGAATATCCAACTGCGGCAAAACGTCAGAAATTCGCCTAATATCGGCGCGTGATCCATAAAAAACCAGCGAATCAGAATTGATTCCATCCCCCTGTGCAAATCGAGAACCATCATCAACTAGGGTTTTCAACTGCTCGGCTAAATACTCTGGTGAGCGATATAGGGGCTGATATGTATACGAAAACTGAGGAGTTTTTTTCTCGACTTGTTGCGGCGGTTTATAGAAAAAATCGGTGCCGTTTTTCGATCTCACCGACACACCAATGTCGGCCATGTATTCGATTAGGTAGGAACGGGCGTCTTGTTCCGGCATCAGTCTGAACGAGATTTTTTCAGGCATAGCCACCACGTCAGGCGACAACCTGAACGGCCGTTTCAATACTTGAGTATACAAAACAGACAGGGCATCGGGAACAGCAACAGATTTCAACTCAAAATCAACACCAGAACCAGACCCCGCCGCGAAACATTGAGTCGACAACGCCAGCAGTATTGGTAAAACAATTTTTTTCATTTAACGCTCCCTGACCATGTAGTTACGACCTCCCCGTCCAAAATCCCTGAAATAATTGAACCGTTAACAATAAACCCCGCCGCTGGTTCTACCCTCTGACGACCATCAGCGCCAGACAACACAACAAATCGGCCATTTTTGTCCCTAATCATTCCACTGACACGCCACTGTGTTGAAATTTTCGGGGCTGCAATCGGCGCAGGCGCAGGAACGGCTGAATTTTGTGGGCTGGAGCTGACTATTTCCGCTGGCTGATTTTGGTGAACGGACGTTTTTTTGTCCTTTGGGTGAAAAAATCCCCATAGATACCAGCCTCCCGCTGACACTAAAATAATTAGCACTGCGATAGTGGCCAGCAATGTAAAATTCGAAAAAATCGACTGCCTTTTATCAACAATCTGTTCCAATCCATTTCCGTCATAGGACTGATACAACAGGAAAATCCGCTTATCGTAACGATAATTTTTGACTGATATTCGCTCAGTTTTGTTGAGTTTCGCGCCCCCAAAAATCTCAACCCTATACATTGAATTCAGGCCGAGGCTTTTTAGTTTGGTCATCCTGTAGGTGGTTTCTGTCCTGTCGCGGATGAATCGCGGGAGATTTGAAATTGACTGGTTTATGACCACTAGGTCGCAGGTTACACCCGTTTCAGGGTGGGAAAAATGACGGTGCTCAGCTATAAAACTGCGGTGATTTTGGGGAACGGTTGAGTCACTACCCCAAATTCGCCACGCCTCATCAACGCAAATTAGATCCCCCGCCTGACAAAATGTATTTTTTCCATCGGTTACCGCGTTTTTATAGGGGAAAAAATATTCATCCTGAACCTCATCATTAGAGACATGAATAACCTCCCCCATATTTTCAGGTTTATGGTTTTTCCTGACAAACTCATATATTTTTTCAGGGTCGAGGCCATAAACGTTAGAAACGACTCGTCGCCCCTGCGCCACTGCGGGGATTATCACAGACCTGACAACCTCGAATGATTTCCCACTGCCTGGCACGCCCACATATGCAGAAATCGCCATATCTATCAACCTATTAACGGAATTCGGCGGATAATAAATCGCGCGATAATTGCCGATATCATCAACGCGATGCCAGTCGGAACCTGAAACAAATTTAGAAAAAACCATGCCGAATCAGGTAATTGAGAAAACAATTCAATCAGCGGCAGCGGGGATACATTTACCAGTGACAACAAAACTGGCGCGAACTCCTGAACGGCAAAAAATAACCCAAACATCACGGCGAATTTCATAACCACCGAACGCAATAAAAACCCCAGCCCTGCATATAGTGCAGCTAGCATTATTAATCCCCTCTATTAGGCCGACATGACGCGACGAAATGCCGCGAATCCCCAGCAAATCAGGCAGAATATTTTTATTAATTCGCGATTTTCCTCAATTAGGCCGCAATGAGAATCAACGGAAAAATTTGTATCCCAGATGGTGAATTCCGCTGTTGGGCATTGAGCACCCCGCGATCCAATTGAAAAATCCCTCCATTCAGGAAATGCCCCAATCAGAGGCGCCAAAACTGTTTTCCCGTCTGGAGCTGATTCCAGTTCAGGGGGGATTGGAGGTGTTTCCGGCTGAGGATTGGGTTCAGGTTCAGGCTGGGTTTGCGTTTCTGGTTGCAGGTCAGACCACGGGGTAGTCCATTCCGCCTGCGTTGGGCTGGGACGACCGACTGCGGACGCTGCATCCAGAATGTCCTGCGCCGAAATTAACGGATTTGAACTGGTCACAGGAATCCCCTCATAATCCGGTTGGCTGGCTGCATCCAACAACAATGCGTTCAATGTATCGGCCAACTGCTGGGCGTTCAGCGCAGTTTTTTGCAACTGTTCTTGCTGTTCGGGCGTGATATCTGGTGCTGTCGGAGCTATCTCGGGAGAATAATTTTTGTTTTGCTGAACGCTGATAACCTCTGAAACATAATCAGTTTTTAACGTGCCGGACGACTGCGGGTAGGAGAAACTATATCTGACCGTGTAGTCGGTGAGACCGCCAGAAACGCGGGTCGCTGTAACCGAAAAATCTAGGCCATGCGTGCATTTTGCCCCACTCGGGCAATATAGAATTGCGTTATCAGAACGATATTGATAAACCGCTGACACCAGCCCCTCATGATAATCGCCAGAAAAATACGGGGCACTGTTGCCCTTACCTGCCCCGCTAAAAAATTTTCGCCCATTGTCGATGGCCGTGAGCGTGGACGATGATGAAATTCCCGAATTGAGGTCAGTGCCAAAAATTTCGTCGCCGATTTTTAACAATGAGTCGCCAATTAACGCCCACGACGCGACGCCGCTAGCGAGTCGCAGACGGGAACCAGCACGCTCAGAGATTTTCGCCACAGATTTGTTTAACGCGATTTTTGTGACATTAGTCATGGCAACGCGTTCCGCTGCGTAGACCGCTGAATTCGCTGCCCCCCGTGAAATTGCCGCCCTCAGCGCAAATCCCGCGACAGTCTCGGCACCGACGACCAGCGCAGGAATTACCGCGTTAGCGGCTGTACAGAACAGCGCTACCCCCATGACCACAAAAATAATTTTTTTCATCTAAAAACCCCTCAGCCCAGTAATTACGGCCCATCCGCTCAGTAGCCCCCAGAGGAAAAAAATCATCGACCAATCCATTTCTTCAACCCCATGAAAAATAATAAAAAAATGGGAGGAAAAACCCTCCCATTAACAGAATTATCCGCCGCGAACGAGGGCCATAATGGTTTTTACGCCTTTAATGGCGAGATATAACCCCATTAGTCCGGCGGCGATGGCCATCACCGCGGTCACGACCGCGGTAACGCTGAATCCCTCGGTGACGCCGGAAAAATCGAGAGCCGCAGATGCGCCCTCAGCGGCCAGAACGACCGTCGGTGCCAGAATTGCCACTGTAGCCACACCGATAGATGCAAAAATGTTTTTGATTTTCATAGAACTCTCCAGATTAATTGATTGATAAAACACATTTTTTTGGCTATTTCTAGCCAAACCTAACCAGCCTCAGTAATATCCCGCAGCAGTGGGATACCAGCCAGAGGCCCATTACAGAACTAAACGAAAAATGGAAAAATTGTGAATTTTCCGCCCATAATTCAGCCACCTAATCCCCCCGATAATCAGTGAGAACCGCGATAAAAAATGACGCCAAAAAATTCCCGATTTTGTAGACGGCAACACCGAAAATCGTGAAACAAAAAATCGCGTCTATCACCTGTCACCCCCTAAAACAGTTTTTTATTTCTGGTCTGGCAGCACGTCGATTTGATCTGATTCCAGCGTGATTTGCACCTGAGCCCCCGATTTCCCCGTATAGGCGTCAACCCAGACCGGAACGAGCACATCTTTACCTACAAATCGTTGAAATTTATCCAGAATTCCGGCATCTACAAATTTTTTCGGGATGCGGACGGCAGTCTGGACGCTCTGCTGCCCGCCCCAGCCGTCTGGGCGCAGGTTTTCGACGCCCAGTTCATAGAACGAATATGAACCAGAGGCATTAGTGAATTCACGATTTCTAGCACCTAGGAATTTTCCCTTTAATAACAATGACATAATTTATCCTCTATAAAATTTGAACATCAACTGACCTCAACCAGACGGCCATTTCCCCTGATGCTGGCCATACAAAAACCGGAAACTGAGCCATTTGCCCCTGCTGTAGCTCCAGCGGAAAACCCTGAAACAGAAATTCGGGACAAAAAACAGACAGTTCTAGTCCATTTTCAGAACCAATTCCCAGCTCCACGAGGCCATCAGCCGCTGGGCGACACCCGAGATACTGTCCATCGATCCAGAAATTAAAATCGAAAAAAATCTGTTCCATTCCCACTAAAAAAATTCCTTATAAAATCAGTCAATTTCTCCTCGGAGACACAGAAAAAAAATTCGCCGTCTACGTTGCTAATACGGAGATCGTAATGACCGTCGGCGTACCCGCTGACAAAAATTCCGCAGCCATCATCTAAAAAATCATCAAATTCGTAATCTGCCTGACCCATTCGCGGCCTCACGGTAGTTGTTGTGGATAGGGTCGATAGAAAAATCGAAATTTTCCTGCCCCACCTGTTTTGATGGCGGGCAGTTATTCCCACTGGTCCAAGGCGTCGCGGCGGTGCCGCAACGCTGAACAGCGTCAGAAACAGATTGATTTTCAACCTGTTTTGGAACGATGATCCAATCGCGGGTACGGGTCTGCACGCGCGTTGACGGGGCGGCGGACAGGGATACGCCGCGAACCTTGCTCGTTTTTTCACCCCAGCAGTTGCGGATTTCCTGACCAGAAAAATCCTCGTCGGCGCGGTATAGTGAAACGCCACCGTGTTCTCGGGACAGGCGGATAAATTGACCGAAATCGCCCTCGTCAGCCGCCTGCCAGAAATTCCGCAGAATCGGATCGCAATCGGGAGTTTTACGAACACGCCGCAGTTCACGCCACGCGGTTGCACCCACACAGCCGAACGCCTGAAACTGGCGGATTCGGTACAATCGAGCCCACGCCGTTGCGCGAGTCGCGCCATCAACAGCAGATAGGTCGGCCTCGAAATCGCCATCCAGTCCCAGTCCAAAACCGTCAATATTTTTGCTCACATACGCTGCGCAATATGCAGCCGCGCCCCGCTCGGGATCGATGGGGATGGATTTAAACCTAATTTCTGGGTTGTGTGAAATTTCGGCAAAATCTCTCTCACAGTAGCGGTCGCGGAGAATTTTCAGCGCGACATCAGCCTGCTGAGGCCGGAACCACACAACGACGTGCCAGTGCGGAACGCCATCGTGATGGGGTTCTACGAATCGAAATCCGGCAAAAAAAATTTCATCTCTGGCGAATTTTCGACCAACATTGCGCCAGATTCTCGACAGTTCCGCCTGAGCCTCGCGGGGGTCTATGGTGCGACAACGCGAATTTTCGCGGCCATCGGCATGGTTCGCGTGATAGCGGGACGGCAGCGTGATAGTCAAAAAATACCCAACGTAACCCTCGGAGGTGAAAAACTCCCCAGTGTGGCGCAGCCGAGTCATTAATTCAGTGCGGCGGTTTTTTGGAAACGAGTTACCGGACTCGTAGGCGGTTTGGAGCGAAATTCGCTCACCATCGGAAGATTCTAATTCGTTGTTTTATAAAAAATTATTCATTCTCTGCTGGGCAGCAGCGAATTCCCGTAACGCCCGTTTAGAAACATAGGGGGAGATCTTTTTATGAACATGATTTTTAGCGGCATCGCGACAGCCACACCAGTGACAACGGATTCGCCACAAAATTTTGAACAAATAGTTTGGTTCAGTGACCCGAGCTAATGCACCGTATAGACAATTTTTCGCCTCATCCGGCCAGTCACTGAACGGATGAGCTAGAACGTCACGCAATTCGCGATTTTTTGGCATTTCCAGCCCATAGGCGCAGACGGCGCGAGAAACGCGCCTGAAAACAGAATTTTCAAAAAAACATTTAGATTCGGAAAAACTGTTTTTTTCAGAATTCTGACACGATAAGGATTTTTCAAAAAAAAGTTTCGATAATTCACGCGAAAAATTCAACTCAAATTTCTGCTCAAATTCGGCATCACAAATATCTGCGGCATCGTAATCGCCAACAGAAAAATAATGTTGAGAAAAAATATTTTTAAAACTTTTCTCGATGGAATTTTTAACATCGGAATCACCGATAATCGATTTGAACTCATCGGCGAGATCGCGCGCTTTTCTGTATATGCCATCACGCTCGAACAAATAGATTTTTCCCAATTTTTTGTAATGAGAAAAATTTCTATCCGCAATGTCTAGCCGCCCAGAAATCACA